AAGACTTTAATACCTGGATGAGAAGTCAGATGAACTCTGATGCATTGTACAGACCAGTAGCCGGATCACGTGGTGACTATGTTATGACAGGGTCACGCTTTGGAGAATTTAGACCAGATCAATATGTGGTAAATAAAGGTATGTATACTGGTCAGTTTTATCCAATGACAGCTCAGTATGGCGGGGTTATCCCTGAGGCTTTATCGTTTCCTATTGATGAGATAGAAGCTAATATAACTACAGTCCCTGTTGTAGCACCAGTAGAAAGTTCAGGTAGTTCTTCTAGCTCTTCTGGTACAAATCCAGAAGCATTGGAAACATGGGATGATATATCAACTGAATTTAGAGGTGTTGAAAACTTGGGAATATGGGGTGACAAAAAACATAGAGCTAGAAAGAGTGATCATAACTCTGGTGATGCATTAGATATAGGAATTACCTCACCGGAACAAGGAACTCAGATTGCTCAGAAGCTTATTAAAGAAGCCCAGGATAGAAACATTAGTTATATTATTTGGAATAAACAGATATGGAATCCCTCTGTATCTAATGATTGGAGACCTTATAGTGGAGAAAACGATCATACATCCCATGTACATGTAAGCTTTAATAGAAATCCTGAAAGTCTTGGACAGATATCATTGACTCACAATAACCCATTAAACATTCATCAGGGTGATTTTGCACAAAAGTATAATGGCAAACAAGGTTCTAAAGATGGAAATGGGTTTGTTAGCATGTTTCCTGATTTAAACACCGGTATTCAAGCCGCAAAGGATTTACTGTTTGGGCCCGACTATTCAAGTTTAACTATTTCTGAGGCTAGAAACAAATGGGTAAAAGGTGATCCAACTATCGCAAGTGAGTCATCATCTCATATTGTAAAAGCAATGGGTGGAAACAAAAAGGTCAGTGATCTCTCAACTGCTGAAAAAGAACAGCTTTTAAAACTCTTTGCTAAGTGGGAAGGCAAGCAAGCCTATAATAAAATCAAGAACATGAAACTATTTAAAGAAGGTGGTATGTTTCAATACTCTAACGGAGGCGTCTATGAATTAACCGAAGATGAAATTAAATCTATACTTGTCGCTGGTGGTGAAATAGAATTTATATAAATTAGTAATATCCAATACTTATGAAATACAAAGTTAGAATTAAAAAAGCTCCAGACACAATGGCTTATGGTGGTCAGACAAACTATGGTCTAGATCTTGGAGCTAGAGGTGTTTATCAAAACACGGAAGACAATCCATATGAGAATGTTTCAAATACTCTGCAACCTATAGACAGATCTTTAGCAAATATTGAAGCTGAGCTTGGTGAAACGGTAATGGGTGATTTTGACCAAGATGGTCAGAATGAACACATGAAGATTGGGGGTAAGCCACACTCTCAAGGTGGCACTCCACTAAAAGTTCCTGAAGGATCTTTTGTGTTTTCTAAGACGAAGAAAATGAAGATAGGAGGACCTGTTCTTTCTATGTTTGGTAAATCAGCTACAACAAAGAAAAAATACTCACCGGCTGATCTTGCTAAGCAATATAATATTAATAAGTATAGAGCTGTTTTAGATGATCCTTATGCAGATCAGATTTCTAAGTCTACTGCAGCTAGAATGATTGATAATTATGAAAAGAAGCTTGGTGGTTTGGCTCTTCTTCAGGAGTCTAAGAAAGGATTTCCTCAGGGTATTCCAAATATTGCCATGCCTTTTCTCCGGACCATGATGCCTATGGAACAAGAGCAGGATGTTCCTATGGCTAAATACGGTGGCTATTACTTTGATGATGGTGGACTAACTAAATATCAGACAAAAGGAGAAGTTAATCCACCACTGCTACCAGAAAGACCAAGGATCTCTCCTAAAGAAGTACCTATTTACGAAGCTCAGGGTTACAAAAGAGTTGGTAATACAAATGTTTGGAGAAAGACAACCTCAGGTAAAGACGTAAAAGATGTTGTTGTAACACCTGGAGCCGGAGGTACTTCAAGCCCTGGCACTCCTGGTCAAATTATTCCCGGAGACAGAATTAAAGGTGGTAGTGATTGGAAAGCACCAGCAGGTTGTGCAAATTTATTATATACTGTAGAAGATGTAAAAGCAAGGCCTGGATGTTATAATACTTTCTTAAACAAGAACGGTTTTAAAGACGCTTCTGAAGAAGATATGAAAAAAGGTCTCAGAGAGTGGATACGTGGTAACAGACCCACTTATAAACCTGGAGTACCTCCTACTAAGACTGATCCTAGGCCAGAAACTAGAACTTGTGAGGATGGATATACTATAGATCCTAATGATCCGACAAAGTGTATAAAAGAAAATGAAGAAACTCGTGAAGTGGAAGTGACTGATACTAATACTAATACTAATACTAAAGATAGTCCATCTGCTAAAAAAAGAAGAACACCTTCATTAGGTAGCTTTCCTTTCTTTGGTACCCAGTTTATGGTGCCGCCCAAAAAGTATTTTCCTTATGCATCACCTCTTAATGCGGTAATACCTTATCCTGCCTTTTACGATCCAAATCGTGAGCTTGCAGAAGGAGCCTCTCAGCGTAAAATGACTGCTGAGTACATGTCTAATCTTGATCCTCAGGCTTATTCAGCCAGAGTTGCTGCCTTAAATGCACAAGGAGCTGAGCAGGCTGCCAATACTATTGGTCGTTATCAGAATATGAACGTAGGGGTAGCTAATCAGTTCAGCCCGCTACAGACTGATATTATGAACAAGATTATGGCCTATCGTGCAGATGCTATGGATAAAGTTGTTCATAATGCACAGCAGGAAGATAAAGCTTACAGAAATTCATGGAGAAGCTACGGACGAAACCTTGATATGTATGACATTAACAGATACATGTATAATACTCAAAAGAACATGTTGAATGCTATTAACCCCTGGTTTAATCTTGTAGATGGTCCACGGGGCGGTAATATGGTTATGAGACCTGGCGTAACCTGGGATGATATTGTAACAGGTAGAATACCGGGTACATCTACATCTCCTGCTGACACAGAAAAGATGGAAACTGAAGCACTTAGACTTAAACTTCAAGGTTTAGACGGAGCTACTATCAATGAAATATTAAGAAGAAAATATCCACAAGCTAGTAGTTCAAGAATAAGCCCATCTACTTTAGCTAGAAATTATATGAGTTTGAATCCTGGTATGATTAGTGGATATAGTGCTTATCCATTTAGCAGTGGAGGCTTTGACATATCAGGATATGATGATTAAACCTACCAAGTTTAGTTTTAAACTTTACAGATTTTTAAGTATATTATTAATGTAACCTATGGCACAATACCTACCCTATATTCCTGAAGTATTTCCTGAGCCGGCCTTATATAGACCTGACTTCAACTTCTTTGATAGGATGCTTCAGAGAAAACAGAGTCAATTTGAACAGGGTTTAAATCAGGTAAAGTCTGCGTACAACTCTGTACTAAATGCTCCTCTTTCTGATAAAGCAAACATACCGTTACGGGATGCTTATATTAAGCAAGCTCAGGAGAGCTTGAAGATTCTTGGGTCAAGTGATCTTTCTTTACCGCAGAATATACAAACCGCAAACAGTGTCTTTTCACCTTTTTGGGAGGATCAGTTTATAACTCAGGATGCTGCTTTGACAAAATGGTATCAAAGTGAAGCAAGTAAATTAGCTAGCTGGAGGGATTCTCCTGATGAAAAAGTCCGTGCTAAGTACAATGGTATATCCATGATGTATCTGAACAATGGATTAAGTGCTTTACAAAATGCTAACCGTAACTCTGATGCTTATGCAAAAGTGGAAAAACGTCAGGCTGTACCCTTTACCAATATTGAAGAATACCTACAAGATCAAGCTAAAGCAGATAAACTTGAAATTAAATATGATGATCCTAATGGTCCATACTTAGTTGAGACAGTAAATGGTCAACGTTCACAAAAGAAATACAGTGTTTGGGCTCAGAGCATGATTGGAAATAATTTCTATGATCAGTTTAGAGTAACTGGTATTGTAGAAAAAGAAGAGCGTGCTAAAGCTATTAAAAGAACAAACCCTAACTTATCAGAACAAGAGATAGGAAACATTATAGCAAAAGATGTTGTTAGTGAACTTCAGCAAGGTTTTAAAAAAAGAACAAACGAGATAGATGTTGAGTTGGCTCGTGTAGATAGTCTTATAACAAGCGTAGCACAAGCTAACAATCCTGGAAATCAGAATTTATTTGATAGCTTAATTTCTGAAAGAGCTAATTTATTAGCAAGAAAAGAAGCTGTTAATGAAGAGTATAAAAACTTTGACAAGGAATCTAAGGACAGACTATTTAATATAGTTGTTGGAAATCCAGATGCTTACTTTGCTACTCTTGCTAAACAGCGTCTTGTTGACAACTGGGCAACTGGTCGTGCAGGAATTGAACAAAAACTTATCAAAGAAAACAGTGCATATACTGCAGCTGAAAATTTAAAACTCCGTAGAATGGAGTATGACTTAAATGCTCAGAAAGCAGTTTGGGATAGAGATCAAGATTTGTGGGAAAGAGAAAATCCAACAGCTGGTAAAAAGTCTGCTGCAGGTACTAAGCTAAAAGATGCAAATGGTAATGATATAGAACCTCCTGTTCTAGGTCAAGATAAAGAAAACTCTCTAATATATAGAGGCTTTTCCGGCATTGATATTACACGCAATCAAGCTACAGCTTTAGATTTATTTAACCAGCTTCAGGCAAAAGATTTTAATGAATCTCACTCTTTGATTTTTGATCAGATGGGTATTCTTGGATTAGCTAAGAATCTAGGTTTAGATGAAGCAGAGATTGCTCATGTTGCTACTGCATTACAGAGGGAAGTTGCTACAAATGGAGGTCATAGTTTTACAAAAGAACAAGTAGCTGCTTCTAATAAGTTAACTGCTGCTCTTTTGGCTAATCAAGGTGTAAAAAATGCAAGTATAACTAAAATAACTGGTCCTGGTACAATGCGTAATGCTCTTATTGCATATGCTCAGGATTATATTAGTCAACGTAATAACCTTTCTAGAGATGGTAATGATGTACCGTTAAACAGAAAAGAGTTTGAAGCACTAATGCGGTACATGACAGCGGTTGAAAAACTTAACCGCTATAGTGCAAATGAAAAGAATAGAGAGACTTTAATTCAGAAAAACATAGTTTCTAACAAAGAGTATGCTTCTTTACTAGTAGATAGAGGTGGTAAGAAGGATTTAATTACTATATCAGATCTTGCTAAAGATATGCCTACTATGGAGCTTAGAGAAAAAGCCTCTAATGAATTAAGAAAGTTTTCAAAAGAAGATGTAGCTCGTTTGTACATGACGGGCAAGCTGAGCGGTACTCAAATGGGTGAATTAATTATAGACGGTAAAGTTTATATACCTGAAAAACTAAATGATATTTCAGGTGGCTTTGCCGGAAGAAATCCTATTGTGGCATGGAATAATATGTATGCAGATGTCTTAACTCCTAAGTATGGTGAGTCATCTGATTTTGCAAAATTATTAGAAAAGGCTAATCAGGCAGTAGTACCTGATCTTCTAATGTACCGTAACAAAAGTGGTAAACAGGGTACAGCATGGACACTTTATTTTATGCCTACTAAAACAATGGGTCAAGGAGATAGAGCTGCTCAGATTGTAGATCAAGCTCTAAATATGGCTAATGCGGATATCTATGATAATAATGAAAATCCCAAACAGTTAGATACAAAAACCATGGATGCTATTAGAGCTCTTTTAAAGAGTGAAAAGAACATGGAGGACTTTATTGGAGCTGAGTATGTTCCACAAGGCCTTAATGGTAAAAGAACTTTAAGAATAACTTTTAGTAAAGCAATGCCAAAAGAAAGTGCTGCTGCAATTGGAGGTCTAGATTTAGCAAGCATTTCAGGAAAAACATTTAATGTAGTAATTAATGATGGGGCAACTGCTCCAGCTTTAGATGCTTTGCCTAAAAGCACTGGGTATCAAGTACATGATATAATTGCTCGCGGTAAAGTATTTAAGAGTGATCCTGTAATTGAAGCTAGTGGATTTAAGTTTGCTATTACACCAAACGTAATTACAAGTGATGGAACGGCTGATGAAGAGCCAACTTATGTAACAGTTGATTTACAATACAATGCTAGAGAAAATAAAAAAGATCCCAAAACAGGTCAGATTACTACTGTTGTAGAGCCTAAATCAATTAGTCAAGTAATTCAACTTACCGGCCCAACTGCTAAAAGCCCAGATGAGATTGTTGAATATCTCTACGATTTATATTATCAGAACATGTTAGATAATAGAAATAGACAACAGGAGTACCAAAGCTATATAAAAACTAATGAGAGTGCTCTTCGTGCAGATTTCAACCAACAGCTTAAAGATCTTGGTCTTCTGCATTTGATTAAATAATAACTCTAAAGAGATATACATGCCCGTACCTAATAGTGTTATACCTGATTCTTTACAAGGGGAATATTTTAATGACCCTATATTACCTATACCAGAACAGGAAACTGGCGTATTTGATTTACTTAGTACTGGGGATTACAGCGGTGCTGAAGTATCTGTAAATACTCTTGAAAATAAACTTAGTGAGTTTGCCGGAGCACCAACTAGTATAGAAACACTATCTGCTCCAAGGTTTTTTGACTATGACGCTACACAAGCGGATAGGTATAAACAATCAAGCAACTTTACTTCTATAGGTTTTAATCCAACAATAGGCACAGAAAATGAGTACCGTTATGGTGCTCGTCAAACCTGGGGTGATGTATGGAGTAATGGTTTAGCAGGTATGTTTTCATTAGCTGGCAACACGTATGTAGAAGGATGGAAAGGCTGGGGACACTTAGTAGATGCAATAGCTGCACAAGACTTTTCAAAAATAGTAGGTTCAGAAGAAGAACTGCTGGCACAAGATAAAACAACTAAGGACATACTTAATAAGTACGCGATATTTAGTACTCCGGAATCAGAAGAAGGTCTGTTTAACCGTAAGTTCTTTGGAGATATGCTTCAACAATCAGGTTTTGCTGTTGGAGCAATTTCTCAGTTTTTGACTGAAGAGTTGATTACCTGGGGTTTATCTACAGAATTCTCATTAGCCAAACTTGGTTTAAAATCTTCAGCATGGGCAGGTAGAGTTGTTTCACATGCTGATGTAGCAGAAGATTTAGTAAAGCTTGGTAATCCAGTTTGGAAATCTAAAAGCTTTACTGAAGGTGCTGTTCAATCAGCTCGTCAGTTTATACCACTTGCCAATACAGCTTATACTATGTCAAAGTATGGTAAAGCTGGGGCTGGTGCCTTACAGCTGGCATCAATTGGAGTAGGTGGTGTAAGAAGGTTATTGTCTGAAGTCAACATGGCTATGACAGAAGCACGTATGGAGTCAGCTGGAACATATGGCGAGTTATACAATAAACTGTTTGATGAAAGTCTAAGATATACAGGACAAGCTCCTATAGGCTCAGAGCTTGAGTCTATAAAGAAAAATGCAATGGATGCTGCCTATGATAACTTTAATGTTAACACAGGTATTCTTATGCTATCTAACCGACTACAGTTTAATAACTTATTTGGTCGTTTTACTGCAGGTAGAGCTTTCTTTGGAGCTACTGGTGAATTTGCAGATGATGTTTTAAAAGTCACTGGCAGATCTGTAGCAAGTGAGGCAGGTGAGAAAACAATGAAAGCTTATACAAAAGGTAAGCTTGGCACATTTGGTTTACTTGGTGAAATCTCAAGAGACTTTGGTAAAAGAACAGCTGCATGGGAAGCTACTAAATCATTAGGTAGAAATATATTTAAGTGGGAAACTACTGAAGGACTTCAGGAATTGTTCCAAGAAGGTTCTAATAAAGGACTTACAGATTACTATTACAGTTTATACCATGGCTCTAAAGGCTATGATAGTAAGATGGAATCTATTATGAATGGAATAGATAACCCATTTACTAATATCCAGGGTACAAAGACCTTTCTAATGGGGGCACTTACCGGCCGTCTATTATCACCTATAAACTTTGCTGTAGGTAAGACTAAATACTATGCTGGTACATCTGGTCTTGAGCGTGCAGAACGCAAAGCTAAAGTAGAAGAAGCTGTTTCTTTAGTTAATGCTTTTTATGAAAAACCAAGTCTTTTCTTAAACGAGCATATTGCCAATGTAAAAGTACAAGATCGTGCGGCAAAGAATATGGAAGAAGCTATCCGTAATCGTGACAAGTACGAGTTTGTAAATAATAAAGATGGGGCTTTTGCAAAGATGATGTCTGCTGCTATAAAGACAGATATGCATAAAGCTGTTATAAACACTATCCGAGAATACGGTGATAGTTTTAGCGATGATGAGTTCAAACAAGCTTTTGGTTTAGACAAGAATCAGGAAAACATATCTTCAGTAAAGGAGTACTTTAATAAAGTAGCTAATGAAACTGAAGACTTTCACAAGACATGGAAGCAGTTAAAAGATAAATTTGGAGACGCTGTCATGGTTGATCTTTATAAAGAAGGTACACCTGAACGTAAGACAGCACTTAGAGCTAAAAGAGCTTTAGATGATGCTATAGAAATATTAGCTACTAATAACTACAAAGCTACTCGCTCTGCACAGAGAGCTGTTAAGATTCAAACAGATGTAGCTAGTATTCCTGGAATAGGAAACAGTGTGGCTACTGCCTTTAGAAATCTTGGAGTTATACAAAATACAGAAAAAGAAATAGAACTTTTAGAAAACGAAATACGTAATCTTGAAGCTCAGGAAGAGAAGGACAAGACTACTAAGGATCTTATTAAGAGTAAGAAAAACCAGTTAAAGTCTTTAAATAATTGGAAAGAGAACCACGAGACTCTAAAGTTAAAAGGTATAAAGCAGAAAAGAAAGTTCAAAAAAGCTCTTACAGCTTTTCAGAATTATGTGGTTTCTAAAAATCAGGAATCAGGTATTACACAAGAAGTAAAGCTGGACGATGTTCAGGATATTTATGAGCAGCTTATAGATTACATTGAACTTAATAAAGACAGTAAAGACTATATTGATGCTTACAATACTTTAGCTAATCCTATAAAATTTGTACAGGTTCATAAGCGTCTTCTAGAAGCAATGGATGCAGCTGCTGAAAAGTTAAATCAGGAGCATATTCAAGAAGCTATTTCTGCAATGACTCAAAAGAAATCTACCCCTCCTGATGAAAAGGGTGAAGAGGTACCAGATTTTACAAAGTACATGCAGGATGCTTATGAAAGCATGAAGTCTGCTGGTCAGACTGATCTTAGTTTTGATAAGTGGGTAAACTCACCCAATGGCAAGACTTTTACTCAGCTTTACAATAAGAAGTATAACAAAGCAGAGTCGTTGGCTCAAGAAGCTAAGGATAGAAAAGCAGGCTTAGAAGTAATAAAAAAGGATGTCTTAGCCGCTCAGACTCTAACAACAGACATAATGGAAGATGTCTTTACTAGACTTTCCAATGTGCTTGGGGTATCTATAGCTGATGTTGAGAATGCATACTTTGCTTATCAGGATACATTAAAACCCGAGGAAGTAAAACAGGCTCTTTTAGATATGGGTGCCAAAGAAGGCATGCCTGCAGAAGAGGCTGCTACGATGATCTCTAAGTATTTACTACCTAAATTTATTGATAATCTCATTGCTACCAATGGACTTAGTAAACAAGAACAGCAGCAGATAAATCCAGCTGATAATCTGGATGTAATAGAGCTTCCTACTAGAAAGGTAAAGATGTCCAAACCAAAGCTCAACAAAGGGGAAACTCTCATTGACGATGGTAAAGATGGAGTCTACATAGTTAAAGGAGAAAATGGTCTACACCAGATTATGGACTCTGATAGAAATGATCCTTTAGAAAGAAATATAAGCGTAAGCTATGTTACTAAAGCGGAATCAATAGCAGGTAGGGATGAGATTATTACTCAAAGAATTGATAAGGATAAAAAAGACCGAAGCTTTTATGCATTTAGCGGTCAAGACATTAGAGCAGGACTTGTCTTAACAGATAACAAAACAGGTAAGGAATATGTAGTAGCTACAAAAGGTGAACCTTTTTATGCCAATGATGATAAGGAAAAGAAAACTCCTCTTGTTAGACTTACACTTTTAAGAAACCGCCAGAGAACTAACAGCTCAATTATTGTTTCTAGCCTTGATGGTTTTTCTATTAAGCAAAAGTTAGAAGCTCAGGAAACTGGTGAAGTTATTGATAAAGATATATTTAGGCTGGTTCGTACTAATGAACTTAGCAGGATATATCCTCACAGAAATACAGATGATACAGACGATGCTGCTCAGAAAAGATTAGATACACTTCTTAAAACAACTGATCCAAAAGAACTAGCTGCAGGTATTAGTATTAGAATAAGTGAAAACCCAAAGAATGATGAATTAAAAAATGTATCAGGTGGCAGAAAGACTAACCCAAATCTGGTACAAGCCAAGGAAAAATACAAGATTCAGATTCTTTACAAAGGTGCTCCAATTGGTTACTTGACCAACTATGATAACTTAAGATTTATAGCTGATAATGGTACTATTGTACCTATGTCTAATCTTACTCTAGAGCAGTTTAGAAAGATATTTGACAGTCAAGGTAAAGACCCAATGGCTCAGATGCAAGAGTTTAAGTCTAACTATAACTCTTCCAGGGCGGTATTTGCCGCACTTAGTAAGTTCGTAAAACCTGGTCAAGAAGTTGAAATAACCCCTGAGCAGGTTTCTCAAGTTACTAAGTTTAACGTAGGAACTGGTGAGTTTGACTTTGTAAAAAAAGGAGTGACGTTTGATCAACTACCTTATAATACTATTGATGGGTATTACTATATTATTGATCGTAGCAAACGCTATGGTAAAGGATTTACTTTTAAAATTACAGAAATACCAATCACTAATGCTACTGGCCAGGCTCGTAAAGATATTGAAAAACAAATAGCTCAAGTTAAAGCTGTAAGAGATACAACAGCTCAGTTAGGTAGATATATAGCTGTAGTTAAGATGCCTAATGGAGCAATCCGTTTTATTGAACTAGTAACTGATCCTATGTCAGATGATCAGCTTAATAGTCTGATTACAAAGCTTAATGAGCGGTCTGCTGTTACTAAGGAAAAAAACGTAGAGACTGGAGAAAATGAAAAGAAGGAGAAAATATATGTACGTAAAAAGATAGACTACAATGAAGAAATAAATTCAGAGATAGCTTCTACGTTATTTATATCTGTACCTCAACAAGGTATTGGTACATATATAACTTTTGCTTTAAATGATACAGGTAACTTAGAACTAACTTTTCATAAAAAAGTTGGGGATAAAGACATTCGTAGACGGATATATGTTTATGGAAAAACACTTGCAGATCCTGCAAAGTTTGACAGTATTGATGACATGATAAAGCAGATAAATGCTGCTATAGAGAAACATGATAAAGACTACGCTAAGAACGAATCACATAAGATAGGCTTTACTTTAACAAGAGAAAACTTTAAGGTATCTAGTCCTGATACTATTTCAATCAGCCAGATTACGGGTAATGAAGTACAGCTTCGTACTAGTGTTTCTCAAGATGTGGTTAAAAATGTTCCGTTATCTGTAAAAGCAGTATCGGTAGAGGTTGTTCCTCCTACTCCTCCACAGTCTTCTCAGCCAACAGCGGCTCAGCCAGCAAGTAAAAATAAGGAGCTTTCTGAGCAAGAAAGACAAGCACTAAGAGATAAGATTGCTAATATGTCGGGTGCCCCTTCTGGTACAGCCGAGCAGCAACAAGCTAATCCAGTAAGTCAAAATCCTGCATTAGATCAGGCTATGATGGAGCTTGACAGTCTAAAAAGAGATAAAGAACTTGAAGCTATCAAACGTAGAGATGATAAGATAGCTAACGGAACTCGTACTGCAGCCGCAATGATAGAAGCTAATAACGAAGCTTCTGCTTTGTTTAATAAAAAGATAAAGGCTGCTCAGGACAAGATTAATGATATCAGAAATGCTGGCAGAAACACTGCTTTAAAAATTACCAACGCTCCTGTGTTTGATCAGGGTAGTGTAGTAAACATAGATCAATTTAAAAAGTATATTAATCGTATACTAGGTGATAAGGTTTCTGTTCAAGAGATGGAAGTTTTAGCAGACCGTCTTAAAAATGGTAACATTACTGTTGGTAGATTCTTAACATATTTAGAAGTACTCCAAGATGGCAGGTCTTCTGTAAAAGGACGTATAGAAGTTGGTGCTAACACCGGTTTTAAATACCACGAAGCATTTCACGCTGTATTCCGTTTGATGCTTAATGACAATCAAATAGATAAGTTATTAGCTTATGCTAAGATTGAGGCTGGTAAGAAAGGAATAAATGTAAAGGCTGAAATGCAGAAGATGCGTGAGCTGCATACTATCTACTCGGAAATGAGTGATAAAGAACTAGAAGAGAGATTTTATGAAGAGTATATGGCTGACCAGTTTGAGGACTTTAAAAACAATCAATCTACAAGCAAAACTCTACCTGGTATCCGTGGTTGGTTTCAGAAGCTTTGGGATTTTATCAAGGGCTTGTTTAATCGTGGGTCACGTAATGAACTTATAAACTTCTTCCGTGAAATTGACAGAGGGGCATACAGAAACAGTAAAGTACGGGATAACCGTTTTACAAAGTCTGATGCATTAAGTATAAGTGAGCCTGTTCTTAAAGTTATTAAGATAGGTGAAATAGATGTGTTAGATGAAAATGGTATGTACGTTACTATACCAAAGTATCTTTCTCAACAAGAGGGTGACCAGCTTGCTAGTACTGTGGCGTCTATATATCACATGAGAGTATTAAACAGTACAGGGACATACAATAAAAAGAAACTATTAGAAGACATCTTTGCTGACTTTCTTGATTTATATAACATAGAAGGTCCTAAAAAAGAGTTTTATTATAATGAAGTTGAAACATTACATGACCAAGATCCAAATCTTGCTCAAGAATACCTTAATAAATTAAATCAGAAGTATCAGGTATTTTACGAGGAGGACAACAGAAAATCATTAGCTGAAGCTGTAGACATTCATTTACGAGTAATGGGATACCAGCAGGAGCTTGAAGATGATGAGTATGTTAGTATGGAAGATGAGTTTGGTTCTAGAGTAACTACCGATAACTGGAAAGAAACTCATTCTATTGGTGGCTTTGGAAGTTTAAGTAAGTTCCTCCGTCAGTATATTGCTGCTACCACATTTACAGTTGATAATGACGAGTTTGGTAATACTCAGTTTGTAAACGGGGAACCTCTTATTCAGGCAGTTAATGCTAACCTGGTATACAATGGGGTTCTTAAAGCCGTTGCTAATATTACTGATCAAGCCCAGTTTGTACGCAGGCTTCAGCAGCTAAGAGATAACAACACAGAAACAGGTAAGTTTCTTGACAAGTTCTTTAATGACGTTGACTTAGAGGTAAATCCTGTTACAGGGGAGTTTACAGTTAATAACCCTAAGCAGGCTACTCTTTTCCAAATGGTCATTAAAGGATTCCAGCAGTATACTGTTGATTACATCTTTATCAATAAGGATATCCGTAAAGGAAAGAAGATATCGGCTCTTATGCTTGCAAACCGTATGGGAGAGGCTAAGACTCAGTTTACTCAATGGCAGAATGCATATGTACAAGTATTTGAGAATGAGATACTTAGATTAAAAAGTAGTGAGGAGAAGAAAGCTTTTGCAAAAGAAAGAACAGAATCTCTGCAAGACTTGCTAACTTATTTAGATCCAGGAACATATATATCTGATGAGGATCTTCATATAGAATCTCAGCGGATCAGCAACCAGCTGAAAGAAGATCTTGGTATATCTCTTTCCCCGTTGTTTATTAAGTTCTCAATAGCTTCTAAAAAGAAAGCTGATATCCGTACAGAGGCCCAGCGTAAGCTTACAGAATCATATTCAGACGTAGAAGGTACTACTGTTGAGTCCGTAAAACAGATTATTAAGTCTATACAAGCTTTAGAAAATCCGTTTGCTAAAAACCTAGACAGTCTTAAAGAGGAGCTTATTGTGCTTCCAGGTGAAGAACAGGACGATCAAGATGCAGTTGATGATCTTGGTGAGGGTGGAAACGTAAGCCGGATTAATGACCTGGCTAAAGGCAATGCTATTTTTGATGAAACAGTCAGCAGCACCTCCTACAAGAACGCAGAAGGGGAGCTTGTATATGCTCACCAGTTACCTACATTCCATCTTGTTCAAGTAAATGCATTAAATAATCCTGAAACATTAAATACAATATCTCAGGATGACTTTATTGCTGGCAATATGTTATTGGAATCCAATGAGTTCCGTCATTTGCTCGGTGATCTTAGAGTTGAAAGGATAGAAGGAATGAAGAGCTCTATTCTTAATGAGACAGAAGATGGAAGTCTTATTGAGGATAAGACTATTTCTTCTAACCAGAATAAAGGTATTACCTACGGTAGCTTCTCGGACCGTGAATTTATAGTGTCCTTGTTAGAGCTTTATAAATATAACAAGGAAGTTAAAGCAGAAAAAGGCACTTTTTATACAAGCCAGCATCTGATTCGTGTTATTGAAGCTTCAAACACAGGGGATACAATTGGACTTCCTGTAATTAAAGCTGTTGAAACAGACGCGGACGGAAAGACTAAGCTTACTAAAGAGGCTGTTGTGATGATGGCTAAAGAAGTAGCTAGGGAGTTTGCAAGAATCCAGACAGTAAATCTTGAGATCAAAACCGGTATATATACAGACGGTGAGATTGAAGGTTACCATTATTCTGTAGACAGTAACGGAAACAGAGATGCAAAGAAAAAGCCTCGTGGCTTGAAGTTTTACAAGATGGCCAATGCTCTTGGCAAACAACTAGCTGAAGAACTAGAAGCTGATGCATTAAACCCATCTTTTGACATTAATACAAAAGTGGCTAAAATTAATTCTCGTATTCAAGAATACTGGGGAGAACAGATATCACAGTTTGTTGAAAAGCTAGATAACTTGGGAGTAGTTACAATCAGTAAGGATGAGAATAACAACGAGACTATTGTAAATAATTTGGTTGATGACTTTATTGTAGCTGGTTTTGAATCTAAAGGGGAGGAAAATAAGAACATTCCGGATGAGAAAAAGAATGATAAGCTTAACCTTATTCCTAATAGTGTAAGGCATAACTTAAGTCAGATACTAATTAATGACTATCTTAATACTCTTTCATTTAATCAGCTTCTGTATGGTGATGAGGCTAAAGCTTTTAAAGATGACATTGACCAGGTTAAACGTGCTAAAGGAGCCAACGGTTCTGGAGCTAGTTTAGAATCTGTTGTTCTTGCTCCTGAGCTGGGTATTACTGAACAGTTTACTAAGTCACATATTTTAACTTTTAATGACCCTAAGTATAAAGCAAAGTTTGCTGGTGGATTAAAAGATAAAGCTGATGCTCAGTCTTATACTACTACAAAAGGTATGCGTTATACGTTGTTTGGATTAGGGCAGCTGACACCTCAAAGAGCTAAGATTTTAGATAAGATTGAAAACGGTGAAAAGCTTACACCAGAAGAAATATTTGGCGAGAATGGTCTGAAGGCTATAGAGGGAATGTTTAACTCTTACAAGCTTGTTTATTTTGACGGTCCTCAATATATCAAAACCTCTACGGTAATGCTTACTAAAGAGCTTACTTCTATGCAGGTAGATGGCCGATGGATTGCTAGACCCGGCTATGAGGAGCTGCATGACTTAAGAGAGCGTATGGAGAGATTTGAGTCTGAAAACTCTACAGTAACATTTGCTGCCCCTAAGTCTGCAAGTAAAGGTATTAAGAGAAACATATTTGATTCAAGAAGTGGTTTTAGACATGCTTCAGATGATAACTTTGTTGGCCAAAGTACAAAGTACTGGAGACTACAGCTGGTTAACCCGTCAAATAAAATACAGATTACAGATCCTACGCAGGCTAAACAGATTATTATTGCAGAACAAGATAATAGTACACAGGTTAACTTTATGGGATCAAATACAACCATTGGTGAACTTAAGAATCTTTATTTAAAAGATACAGATCAACGTATTAAAAACAATTATTTCAGAGCTCGTAACGATATCTTTGATATTGAGAAAGGTTTTGAAGAGCTTGGTAAGTCAATACAGCAAGATAAAATAACTGCTAAACTAGAGAAGTTCCAACAAAGAGCTATTGAAACTCTGAGATCTTCAGGAGCAGACAGTCAGCTTTTAGAATTCTTTTCATTAGATGAGGAAACAGGCAAGCCGAAATATAATCTTAACAGTACACTTACTCTTGAAAAGTATACTCAGTTATTCTTAGCATACTTCTCTAAAGGGGTAATGAGTGAAAAATCTCCTGGTCACTCTGTGGCCTTGATGTCAAACTTTGGTATAAAAGTAGTTAAAGTATTTACTGGCAGATTTGATGAAGAAGGTAATCCTATAGGTGAGGTTGTTCAGCGTTCTGTAGTAGAAAAAGATCCTAAAAAATACATGAAGGCTAAGCGTTGGAACAATGATTTAGACCGTCAGTTTACAGATTTAAAAGAAGGAGATATTTATGTAGATGACTTGCGTCATAATGTACCTGAGTATGATAAGAACGGGAAGATAATAGGCCGTTACTCTGAGTTTATGATGCCTCCTCACTTTATGGAAGACATGAACTTAAAGCCTGGAGATAGAATTCCAGATCATATTGCAAAGATGTTTGGAGTACGTATTCCAAGTCAGGATAAGCACTCGTTTATTTCTTTGAAGATGGTGGACTTTATGCCTGCTTATTATGGTTCTACGGCTGTATTTCCTCATGAGCTTATTGAGATTTCAGGAGCTGACTTTGACATAGATAAACTCTACATGCACATTGCAGAGACTTATACTAGAAGTGGTAAACGTGTAGCTTACGGTAGTGCAAAGACAAGAGAAGGAAAGTTTGAAGAGTTTGTAAGATGGAATTCTAAAAACAATAGAACATTCAGAGAAGAGCTTGAAAAGAAAAAAGATACTGATCCTAATTATTTATCAATACTAAAGAAAATAGCAGATCTTAAACGGCTAGAAAAAGATATAGATAAAGCTTTTAATAATATTCAAAAGTCTGATGGGTCTATTCGTCAAGGGTTTGTTACTGCTGTTGTAAGTGCTAGATTAGTTGATTCTATTAGGCAAAAGCTAACTGGTATTCCTGAACTTAAAGAGTTCTCTGACCAATATGGTCTAACTGAAGACACATACTTTGTAAGAGACTTGCAAGAAATGATAGCTGCACTAGATGAAAAAGAAGAACGAGATTTTGTGCTTACAATGGGTACTCAGTGGTATAATGAGTTTAAGTCTATTGCTACAGAAATGAAAGATGTAGAGACTAGGCTTATACAAGAAAGTTTAAAAGAAATTGGATTGCCAGCAACTGAGATAGAACTTGCAAGCTCTAAAACTGAACTTAATAACGGTGTACTTAACAACAGAATACTTGCTCAAAAATTAGCTTTTTTAAATAACGAGCACGTAACAAAGGGTGGTAGTAACGCCATTGGATTTAAAGTAGCTTCTGTAAAAGCATTAAGTGATTTATTAGATCCAGCTGCAACAGATAATTTTTTAGATCTATTATCTATAGGTGTTAATGAAGACGGAAACAAAATATATCCTAAAGGACTTGGAGAAGTACTTCTTGAGGGCGGATCTGACACCGATAGCTTGCTTGGTAAGTATAAAGCTTATAAGAATAACAAAGAAGGTTCTAGAAACATCGGTCCTGCAGTTAATTCTATGCTTGTATATGCTATATTAAACAACTTCAATATCAAGCTAAGAGATACTTTTATAGGTTCAGATGGCAAACCTGCAAAGATATTTAACTTTAAGCTGAATGGTCATGTTTTCTCAAACTACGGTAATACAAGAAGTTATAATTCTGCGTCTGGTAAGTATGATTCAAACCAGCGTATATTCAGTACTATATCCACTCTTGTGTCAGCTATGACTGATAACACAAAAGAGCGTCTGGCTGCTCGTTTAGGATTGAACATTGAAGCAGTTGGATATGTATCTAATATAGTAGCTCAAGGTGTACCTCTTCGCTCAGCTGTTTTGTTAATGCTACAACCAGTTGTAAGAGAGTATTTTGAGCAAACTAAAATTGCTTCAAATAATATTAAGACCGGTGCAGAAAGCTTAATATTCAAGTCTCAAGTTGCAAAAGAGTTGCTGAACAAGTATCAAGAAAGAGCTGGTCAAGAGTATTCTAAAGAAGATTTAACTGACGATATACTTGTAAATAATATTAAAGACAACGGTTCTAGTGCAACTTACCAGGCATCTGTAATGGAAGACTTCATGGGAATAATAAACCAGAGTCGTTACTACAGTGCTGTAGCTGGTATATTAAAACTCACCAAAGGACTTGGTACTAGCTTTGAAGAGTACGATGCTATCAACGAAAAGATTGATATGCTTGGTCTGAGAGTAAGAGATAATGAGAAGTTTGAAAGATATTTAGATCCAATATATGGCCAGGTTCCTCCTTTTGATCTTCGTCAGATTATGATGGGCTATGACCAAAACAAGCCTTTCCACACATATATACAAGGATACATCAAGATTGCTGACCAGATAAGTGAGATCAGTAAAGGTATGTTCTTGGAAAGAACAGCTATATTTAAGCGTATTGAGGATATAGTTAAGTCTAACTTAAATGTCAGACCTTCTCTTAGAGAAAGATTTAATACAGAGCTTAAGAAAGATCTTATATCATATCTGTCAATTAAGGCGTATAGAAAGTTCTTAGCTGAAAGCGGCAGAACTGGTACGCTATCTACAATGACTAATGCACTTCTTTATGATGAAGCAGCCGTAGCCAAAGGGGAAGACTTTATGGATATTGTAGAAATCATGAGAACCATCCGTCAAAAGCTTCCTAATAACTATTTAGCTAATCAGTTTTTAAATGTAATTTCTACAAGTGTAGTTGATGCAGAGTCCAAGATAGCTCTTAATTCAAAGAACAGAGATGGTATAAATAAACTTGAGGCTAACACATGGGCTAAATTAAGTGAATACCAGATTGAAAAACTTCGTGATGCATTTGTAGATATATATCAGTCAGAAGAAGACTTTGATGGTAAAGGACGCAACGGCCGTGATATGGCTAATGCTCTGTTCAACTATTTAATTGTAAAAGATGGTGCTCAGTTTAGAAGTGGATCATTTATACGCTACATACCAAACTTTATATTTACAGATTTTCTTAATAGCACTGGTCGTGCCAACGATATTCTAAAGCTATCAGTTAATGCTGATAATGTGGAAGAAATGGATGAGCAGTATAAGAAAGTCTTTGGAATAACCTCTCTTGATTTATTCAATGAGTTTATGGAGAATTACGTTACTCATACTGGTAACTCATACTATGTACGCAAGATGCTTATTTACAATGAAAGCAAGTTTGAGCCTACAGGAAATAAAGTTGTAGACAGCTTTGAACCTGCGTCATTAGTAGAGACAGAAAAAGGAATAAGTATTGATATATTCCGTGGAACAAGAGACAAGCAACAAGCTATATCTGAGATGAGTTTAGAGGAGCAGGCTGGTATCACATTCATGAGTGATGAGGATTACATTGAGTATGTCACTTCACTAAGTGAAGAGGAAAAAGAAGAGCTAAAAGAGTCCAGAACAAAAAGTCGTAAGTTCAATGATAACGAAAAAGGTAAGTTTAGTAAAAACATGCAATCACTAAGAGATAAAGGCTTTATAAGTAATCCTTCTGGACAAGTGTTATTTCCTTATATAATTAAAGTAAGCAGTGGTGATATGTTTAAAGCAGATAAGTACTATATTCTTAAATCAGTTAGAAAGACTAAAAAAAGCCAGGATAAAAACTTTGATCCAAAAAGACTTATTCAAAAGGGTGAATTAGTAGCTCAGGGTATAGCAGCATTCTATGAGCCAGTACAAAGAAAGGGTGCGGCTAAGACATTTAAAGGTGCTGCTATGTTTGATCCTATACCCGAAACAGCTAAGCTGCCAAGATATAGACGCCCTATTGGAAACACAGCGGATTTTAATCCTTTTTATTATACTAAATCTGAGGATGCTGTTAAAGAAGAAAATTGGATGCTTCGCCATGGATTTCCTGTACAGCAAACAGCTGCTGATGCAAAAGTAGCTGCTGCTTCTAAACCAGTAGATACAGGGTCACGGTCTCCAAAATCAATCTTACTTGAAGATTATGGTATCACAATGAAGATAGAGGCTGGTAAAGGTGTTACCTTTGAAGGAGATGTTATTGATATGCTGAAAGAAAAAATGACTGCTAAAGAGTTTGAAAAAATAGTAACTCCTGCAGATCTGTTAAGAGCACTTGGCTATGTTCCCAGTGCGGCAGCTCCTATAGTGTCTACATCTACAGAAAATTCAGCAGAAAGTCTTAAACAAGCAGCAGCTGAAGGTAAGCCTAATGTTGATTTAATCAGACGCATGGTAGAAAGCAGCCAGATATTTGGTTCAGATAGCTCTCCAACAAGTGAAAAAAATCCTCCGGTAGATCCTGAAGAAATTAAACGTAGGATAGAAATGATGTCACGTGGACAAAATCCTCTTAATGATGAGTGTGCAGGTGGGTAAAATCTACTTGTATACTTTATATTAAATAAATCCAGAATCTTATGGCCTGTCAGTTGTATAGAACAAATGGTAAAGTTGATAAAGTACTAGCTCCTAATGAGAAATCTTCTATTTTATATGAAGAGATACTAAAGACTGTAAAACAAGAAGGTGCTCAGAAATTTATAGATAGTATTCCTTACTTAAGAGATCGTCTTGAGGATGGTACTTTATTGAATGAATCTGCAGAAGAAATAGCAGTGGGTCTATGGAGTATTGCGTACAGTTCTGAATATCAGACTTTTTTTACAAACATGAACAAATCTTTGGGTCTATTTGCCGATGAAAATGGTGAGCCCAAGTTTGCTGTATTTAAAAATAATGTCTTAAATCAAAACAGTCGTTTTGGAAAAGTAAGTACGGGGTATGTTCTAAATCCTGAAAAAGCAGAGTTTTTAAAGAAGGCTGGTAAAAGAGGTAATAAACTACAGCAGGCTATTGTAGAAGCACTGGTTGAAAATCCAGAGAATCCAGTTGTGCTTGAGCCAACTAGTCATGTGTACATTGACTCAGAGGGTGAGGTCTATACTTCAGTAACCACAGCTATTAAAGGTAAACTTGAAGATGATGCTTATGCTGCAAATCGTGCAATAGGTACTGCAATAGATAAGTTACTTCAAGGTATCATATCAGGTAAAAGTTTTAAAGAATCAGCATCTGAGATATCAGAAATAGATGAGGCTGTTTTAAAAAACATATACACAGTTCTGCAAGCTTATATTGATGGTATAACCAGAGATGGTTCAATTGTAGTCACTCAGGTGGCACTAGGAGATAACCAATCTAAAGTGGCCGGTTCTCTTGACTTGTTAGTAATTAGCCCTACAGGTAGACTCCGTGTAGTAGATTTGAAAGTATCAAAGAACTCTGTAAAATCAGAGAACTATGATCGCAAGTATCCTGTTAAGTCAGGTTCAGTGTTTGTTGGACAGACTTTATCAACTAGACAGCAACACGGTATCCAAGTAGGAACCTATAAAAAACTTATTGAACTAGCTGGTTTTGAAGTAGAAGAAGTATCTACTCTACATTTAAAAGTAGATCTAGATAAAGCTCGTAAAGTAACCGATATAAGCTGGGAAGGAGAAGTAAGACATCCATTGTCTATCAATAAAGATTTTGTAGACAAAGTTATACCAACCGAGCTAGAGCCAAGGAACCGTACATCAGAACTGAAAAAAGAATTGGGTAAAGATAATCCGGCAGATGATCCAGACTTTTTAACAGAGGAAGAATCTAAGCCTGAGAAAGAGCTTTATGGTGATATGTTTGAAAGAATGTATCAGGAGGTAAGAAAAGTAATCAACTTATTTGAAATAAGAAAGAAGTATTTAGAAAGAATACGTGAGGGTAAAACTAGTGTAGATAAGAACTTGATGATAGATAAGATCAATGAACTTATTGTAATGATGGGTTCTGAGCTTAAACTAGATAAACCGTCTGTTGCTTATGGTGCTTTTCTACGTTTTGCAAATAAAGAGATCAAGGAATATCTGAAGCAAATAACTGCTCCTGATGCAATAAATGATCCAAAGTATATAACCATGCTTCTTGAGGTCAATAAATACATTGAATCTTATAGGGGTATTGTAAATATTAAAGGGGTAGGTAGTAAAGAACAGCAAGCTATGATGCTAGATCTGCTTGGTATATTAGATGATACTAAAGAAGCCATTGATGATAACATTGAACTTTATGTAAAGAAAGTAGTAAAAGATAACACATCTAGAGATTTATCAGAAGAGGAGCTCACTAACATAATGAAAGAAGTTTATGACATCCCAGCTGAAGATTACTTCTTGGGTGATATGGCTACTTCTAAAGATACACTCTTAGCAATAGCAGATAAGATCTACAAAGCTGCTGTTAACCGAGCAAAAGATAATACAGAGTCTACTATCAATCGTATACAGCAATTTGGCAATGCTTTGCTAAAAGCTGCAGGTGTAACTAAGCCTGACGGCAAGTTCTTTGACTTCATGAAAGTCTTTGACAAAGCCGGAAAATTTACTGGTAGATATGTGACAAAGATTGGCTCTCAGTACTTTGATATGTATTATGCTGTTAAGAATAAGATTACTGAGAAAAATGGTGAGCGTAAGCAGTACGTACCAATACTTGATCCAGCCAACGCTAGACAAGAAGATCTAGACTATAATGTAAAATTATTTTATGATAAAGCTGGTTGGAGAGAGTTTAACAATGCAGAGATCCTGGGTCCTAATGGGGCTGAAGATGGTAAGTATCATAAATATACAGACTCATACAAGTTAATTCGTAACCGTTACCAGGAGCTGATTGCTTTTAATAGGCCAGATGGAACAGTTTTTTATAAATGGGAAAAGAAGTCTGGCATAACTGATGAACAGTATGAACAGTTTAGACTCAAGTACTTTAATGAAAGCAATTACTGGGGTGCTGTAATGGAAGCAGATGGTACGTTCAAAGGACGAGTGACTTTAAAAACAGGGTATTTTGTAAAGAGTGATTTTGTAGAAGTTAGAGATATTGCTGAAGATGGCACAGACCTGCGTGATGCCAAGTATGTCAAGTTGATGAACCCTAAAACAGAGTTGGAAAAAGCTCAAGCTGAGTTCTATAAAGCTTGGATTGAGGAGTATCAGAATGCATTAGAAAAACTACCCCCTGAGGTTGCTGCACAAATGCGTGGTAAAGTAGGTAGAGTAAGAGGAGCTTTTTTTGATACTCTTGCAAGCAAAGGGCCTGGGTTTACAAAAGCTGTAGCTAAAGCTATGAAAAATTTGTTTACTTCAGACGCATATACAAACCAAAGACTGGTTGATGAACTTGGTCAAGTTGACAGAGGTCTTCCTATTTTATATGTAGGTAAACTTCAGAATGAAGGACGTGTAGAATACTTAAAAAATGAACTAAATAAGCTAAAGAATAACCGAGCTCAGAATAAGATCAGCCAAAAGGATTATCTGCAGGAAAAGCGGAAGCTTAAAGAATATTTAAAGATAGAAGAAGGTAAAGTAAAAGCAGGTGAGATAGAAGGGGATCTTGTAAACAACTTGATAGCTTTTGCCAGCATGGCTGAAAACTATGAAGTAATGGGTAACATTGAGTCTGATTTACAAGCCATTGCAAAAGTAATGGATGATAGAGTATACTATGAAGTAGACTCACTTGGCAATAAGCTTATACGTAGAGGATCTAAGCTAACCAAAGATGACGAAGGAAAGCCAGTTATCAAAAGGTCTGAAGATGTTTTAGCAACCAAACGTTTACGGAAGTGGTTTCAAATGGTTTATTATAATAACCAGGAGTTTAATAGATCTACTGTTGCTATGGTGGCCAAACGTGTACAGAATCTAACTTCATTAAAAGGAATAGGTTTTAACGTATTTGGTAACATTAACAATTACATTATGGCTAGGATCAATACATCTATTGAAACAGCCGGTGCCTTATACTACGATAGATCTGCAGCACAAAGAGCTGTAAGAGAATATAATACAGACTATTTACCAGGAGTATTTAGAGGGCTTGGAAAAAGCAGTGACTCTTATTACATGAACAAAGCTCCTAACAGTAAATATGAAGCTCTTGTAGAGTACTTTAGAATGGTCAGAAAATACCAGGCAGACGCTGGTAGAGTTGATGTCATGAGTTGGGCTTACATATTACAGGAGGGAGGTGAATATAATTCACAGTCTAAGTCTGGTATAGCCGTATTAATGACACGCCAACTTACAAACAGTAAGACTGGTGAAACTATGTCTATATATGATGCTTTTGAATTTAATCCAAATACAGGTAAACTTTCTTTAAAAGATGGGTTTGAAATGTCTGATAAAGAACGCTATGATATAAATAACTATATTTTTGAAGTTAATAAACAGATTCATGGTAACTATGCCTTTGAAGATAGAATGATTATACAAGAAAACTGGTTAGGTCAGCTTGCTGCACAGTTCCATAAATGGATGTACCCTGCTTATAAAGTCAGGTTTAAAAAGCGTTATGCTGATGAAAACTTGGGAGATGTAGAAGGTAGATATGTTACTATACTTAATTTACTTAAGTATATTAAAGAGTCTGAAGGATCATTTTTAGAAAAACTTCGTAGTGGTTGGGAAGGTCTTGATGAAATACAGGTTAAGAACATGTATAAGAACTTAGCTGAGCTTGCTTTCTTTGCTGCTAGCTTTGCAATGTATGGAGTATTTAGAGCACTATCTGAAGGAGCTGATGATGATGATAAGACTTTAAAACGTTGGTTAAACTTCATGGCCTATCAGCAAAGCCGTCAGATGACAGAGGTTTCTACAATGATGCCTATTGTTGGTATGGAAGAGCAGTATCTAATAGCTAAATCACCTTTCGCTGTTTTAACTACTCTTAAAGATTTTGGTCAAGCATTAAAAACTACGATGCTTATACCTTTCCCACCATATGATAAGAATTATTACGAGCGTGGGGTACATGAAGGTGAATTAAAAGCTTGGAAAGAATGGAAGGATGTCATACCAGCTTTAAGTGTTCTTAATAAGTGGGAAGCATATGACCAAGTAAAAAGCTTCTACATAAAGTAAGGAGGGACTTATAGCCCCTCCTTGTTATACTTTACAAATCTTAAAAAGATAAAAATAGCACCGAAGGATATTTCTGTAAAATACATCTTCTTTCCTTCTATTAGTTCAGATCCTTTTTGAAAAAAGATACCAAGCAGTGATCTGTAAGGACTGATTAGTTCTATACTAACGTTTATCATGTTTTAATTTTTTACAATTACTTCAAAGGGATGTTTACTTATATAGTAGTCTTAGTTCTCAATTAGCAGCATCTCTGAGTAGTTCTTCACATTTATCTTTCCAGTAATATGAGGTTACATTAATCATAGGCACATTACAGCCACCATTCT